TTCACACAACGTGACGAAAAACTCAAACACGCATTCGACCAAGTGAATAAGAGCATAGAACACCTAACTCATGAATTAGACAAGCGTAAACTCATAAACAACTTCAACAAGGAAGAAAAAGAAAGACTCCAACAACGTGTGGATGCTATTAGGGAGAAAAGTGAAGAAGCAGACACCAACCTAGTTGACCGTGTCACCAACCTAGAGAAAGCCGTCATAGCCATAAGTAAGAATGATGAAAACCAGGACAAAACCATAAGCAAACTAGAAAAACTATTATACGTTTCGATAGGATTGATTATCAGCTTCTTCATCACGTTTGGGTATAAAACAATCTTCTTAGGAATGTAAAAACTTTATTATGACATTCAAAACAGTACTACAACCCTATATTGATGCACCCATACACCCCACCGAATACAAGTGCATGGAATTATACTTAATAAGCAAACGACACCACAAAACTAGAGAAAATATGGAAAGCAATCAACACCGGAGACCAAGAAAACACCAAACAACTAATACAAATCACAGGATACTTCATAGGAGCCATGGTAACAATAATGGTCACATTCCTAGCATTCATAAAACTCACCTAAAAACAAAAAAAGAAGAAGAAGGAGGAAAAAAACGCCTTATGACAACACAATACGACTGGGAAAAAATCAAAAAAGAATACATATACGGCATAGAAACCGAAGACGGCACGAAAATATACCCCACCTTCCAAGACCTCTGCGACAAATACGGCTTCGCACTAAGCACCATCGGATCAAGAGCGAAAAACAAACACGAAAATTGGCGAAAAGAACGAAAAAAAGTTTCGGAGAAAATTGAAAAAAAAGTGATGGAGAAAAAAACCGAACTTGAGGCCATTGATATAGTTGAAAGTGATCAGAAGTTTGAAAGTACCGGTGAGGCTCTCCGTAAATTGATTGAACGTAAGATTAAAATTAATCATACCCTTCTGGATAAGGGGGAGCGTGTACGGGATTATGATTTGAAGAACCTTGGCGATGCTTTGAAAAGTGCTCAGGATGTTGTTAAAACCGCTCAGGGCGAGGCGGCTACTATCACTAAAAATGATCATAGAGTGGAAGGGTTGGATAAATCTATTTTAAACCCTGATTTAATGCAGGCTGAGATTGATTATGCTCTTAAATTGATTGAAGCTAAGGAATCCCGTTAAAAAAAAAGAAAAGGGGCAACACCCCAATATAATGCAGTGATTTGATATACCATGAATAGCCACGGCATTCTAGGATTAGCCCGTTGGAGTGTACTGATCAATGAAGGGGCATGGAAACCCCGGAACTTTGACGTGTTAATCATTGAATTGCTCAATTATGCTCTGCGAGGAAAAATTAGTAAAATATTATTAGGAGTTCCTAGCCGGCATGGTAAAAGTACACTGATAAGCCGAAACTTTGCTTCTTACTTCCTATCCCACTTCCCGGACGATAACATCATATTATCCAGTTACAGCCAACAGCTGGCCAGTGAGTTTGGCCGGCAAGTGAAAGACATAATCAACATGTATGGCCACCTTTCACCGTACAATGTGAAATTAGCAGATGACAGTAAAGCAAACAACCGTTTTAACATTCAAAAACCATACAATGGCCGGATGCTTAGTGTAGGGGCAGCTGGAAGTATTCTAGGATTCGGAGCCGGTTTATTCATCATAGACGACCCTATCAAAAGCGTAGCGGAAGCAGAAAGTAAAGCCTTACAAAGAAAATTAAAAGAATGGATAGGTGGAACAGCTAAAACCCGACTAGAAAAACGAAAAAACGGATTACCCCCTATAATGATAGTAATAGCTCAAAGACTTCACATTAATGACCTACACGGCATAATCAAAGAAACCGAACCCGTAATACCCGCTTCTGAAGCCCTAAAAACCCTAAGACAAGGGGACACCATAGACCCTAACACATGGGTTGACTTAAACCTCCCCGCTATCTGTGAAAACCCCGAAACTGACCTACTAGGCCGGAAACTAGGCGAACCCCTCTGGCCAGAACAACGTGATTATGATTGGCTCATGGCAGAAAAAAAGGCAATGGGAAGCTACCTATTCAACGCAATTTACCAAGGAAACCCACAGGAAAGAGACGGAGACATATTCAAACGGGAATGGTTTGAAGACCCCGTAACCCACAAACTAACCTGCACCATACCCCCAGAGGCCGTACCCCCAGATATACCCCTTTTAAGGTACTGGGACTTTGGAGCCAGTGCTGACGCTGGAGACGGCACCAGCGGGTTACTAAGCGGATATGATGGGGATACCCTCTACCTCATAGACTTAATCCATGGAAAATTCAGCAGTAGCAAAGTCCTGAGAACATTCACCAGGACCTGCCTGAAAGACGGGAAAAAAGTATTAATCAAAGTAGAACAGGAACCCGGAAGCGGATCGAAACTCTTAATAAAAAAATTCAGAAGAACACGAGAACTCAAAGGGTACAGGATTAAAGCAGATAAAGTCATGTTAAGCAAAAAAGTTAGAGCTTTTGATTTAGAGTCATTAGCTGAAGACAGGAAGGTTAAAATGGTTAAAGCTCATTGGAATCAGAAAGTAGTGG